ACTTATCAATTAAGAGGTCTTAAAGTGAACTACGGCTATCAATACCCAGCAGGGTTAATCATTACAAATACTGCAACACATACAGGCAGATTTGGAAAGGTGCATTGTTTGGCAGATGCTGAAGCAACTTTTGTAGCTGAGAACTTAACAGAAAATGGTTCTGCAACTATAAACGGCATCACAATGAAGGCATCAACAGAAGTTGAAGGTGTTATTACAAGCATCACTCTTGCAAGTGGTCAGGTTATAGCTTATTCATTATGAGTCTTGCTAATGCACTTAAAAAAGCTGCTAGTGCTTCATTAAAAAAGCTTGGTGGTGATGTGACTATCAGACAAGTGACAACAGGGGCATATAACACTACAACTGGAGCTATCACAGAATCTACATCTGATACAACCATAAAAGGTGCATTAAGTAATGTTTCAAGAAATCAAGTCAATGATTTAGTTGAGTCACAAGACAAGTTGCTTACAATATCTGCTGGTGATCTTACCTTTGCCCCAACAACAAAAGATAGAGTGGTTATAAGCAATGTTGAATTTAAAATAATTCAAGTAATAACAAATGAGCAGAATAATACTGCTGTAAGTTTTGATCTTATCTTGAGGTAAAAATGGCAAGAGAAATAAATCTATCTCAAATAAACGATTTTTTTGAAGAGGATATTGTTGACCTTGTAGCCGCAACAACTTTAGAGTGGACAGCAAGGGTAAAAAAAGCAACACCAGTTAGAGTTGTTTATCAAGGTGAACCAACAGGAGGAGGACAACTTAGGAACGCATGGCAAACAGACATTCAAAAATTTAGGGGAATTATAATTAACAACTTAGCTTACGCAGAACCAGTTTGTTATGGCACAAACTTGCCGCCATCATGGGGTGGACAATATCGCACAAGACAAAAAACTGTTGCTGGGTTTCCAGAGCTTATTGCAAAAGAGCTTGAACAATATATACAGCGAAACTTTGGGAGGTAATGCATGGCTGCTGTCGATTTAAATACTGTTCGATCAACGATAGAGGGTAGGTTAGCCACAGAGCTTGCTTCAAGCCCAGCAATCCCTGTTGTATTTAATAATATGTCCTTTGACTCTACAACGGAAGAAACATTTGTTCAATGTCAAACTAGCTTTGGGTCAGGGTCATATTTAGCTGATGGAGTTAATATAGTTGTTGGTTTAGTCACTCTTAATGTTTTTACAGAAGAGGGTATCGGGGCAGGGTCAAACTTTACTATATGCAAAAGACTTAGGGACTTATACAATAAGATTACAGTTTCAGATGTTATTTTTGATTCACCTGTTGGGCCTGAGATATTAGCTTCAAGTCCAGAAGGTAAGTTTCAAACTCAGTTAAGAATAACTTTTGAAATATATGAGGAACTCTAATCATGGCAAAGCTTGAAATCACAGAAGAAATGCTTGACGCTATCGAAGCTGTAAAAGGTAGAAGGGAAGCAAACTACTGGGACCCTGAGTGCAGAAAATATTATGAGAGTCAACAAAATTCAAAAAAAGATGTAAAAAAGACTGAAAAGAGTTAACATATTTATAAATATTTCTTTTTTTTGTCATGGCTACTAAAGGTGATGTAGGCAAACTCATGTTTCATAATGCTGGTGGAACTGAAGCTGATGTAAGCGACTTGAGAGCTTGGAACTTATCTATAACAAAAGACACCCAAGAAACAACAAAAATGGGTGACACATTTAAAAGTTTTGTTGGTGGTTTAATTTCAGCAGAGGGCGGTGCAACATTGCTTTATAACGCATCTGGCAACTCAGATTATCAAGCTTTTATTGATGATGTCTTAACTACAGGTGATAATGGTGACGCTTTGATTGAACTTTTCCCTGACTCTGCTCAATCAGCAAAAAAAATTAGTGGGTCTTGCATTATTACAAATGCAGATCATTCAGCTACTCTTGGTGAGATTGAGGAGATTGCCATTACATTCACAATGACAGGCACTATTACTTCGGCTGTATAATAATTTTAAATACTTCGCATTTTACTCATGGCAGCAAAAAGAAACGTAGACCTTATCACTGAAGCTTTTAGTGATGTAATGACAGCTAGAAGAAAATATATATTAAATAAGCCAGATGGCTCATTATTAAAAGAGTTATATTTTCCACCATTAACAAGGTATGACAGAATACAAGCACAAGCCGCTACAGGTTCTGATGATGCTTTGGCAATCTCTACTAGATTACTTTGTCAAATAGCACAGAATGAAGATGGTACAAAAGCTTTTGCCTCTGCTGATGCTGAAAATCTAAAAAGATTCTTACCAGAAACTGTTTTGAATGATTTAGAAATATTTATGATGGATATTCAAGTTGATATAAATACAGCAAAAAACGAATAAAGCGAGATAACTGGTTAAATTTCGAGTTTTTTCTCGCAACAGAATTAGGCAAAACATTACAAGAGCTAAGAAAATTAATTACAGAGGAGGAGCTTATCTTTTGGGCTGCATTTTATGAGGTAAAAAATGAAAGAGAAAAACGTGAAATAAATCGTCAAAAAGCCAAAACAAGGTAATATAGAATAAAGATTATTTGTATTTGTGGCACAATCGACTGTAAAACTTATTGTTGATGCTCAAAATGCAGTCAATCCCTTAAGAAGAGTAAACGA